GTCGGTTCTTAAATAACAATCGCTGGATAACAGAAGATTACTATAAAATAAGAGATAACATTCTCGGGGAATAAACAAAGGGGACGACTAAATGGCTTGGTCTTACGATCCAACGGATCTAAACACAACTACGGCTTCTGGTCGTCTCAATACAGTACGACTATTGGTTGGTGATACTGATACAACTGACCAGCAAGTACAAAACGAAGAGGTTACTTTCTCTCTGGGGGAGAATGGTGACAATGTATATTACTCTGGAGCTTGGATTGCTAGAGCTATAGCATCTAAGTATTCTAGGAAAGTAAACACAGAACTTAGTGGAGCTTTAAAAGCTGACTACTCTGACTTAGTTACACACTACAACTCACTAGCAGACAACTTAGAGTATCAAGGTAAAACTTCAGGTGCTTCGGTAGGGGTACTAGCTGGTGGCATTACTAAGAGTACAGTAGAAGCTGTAAGACAGAACACTAACCGCATTGAAGGCTCTTTCCGAAGAGATAGATTTAAGAACCCACCAAGCTACCAAACACCTGAATACGAATAGAAGGGGAGTAACATATGTCTTTTAGAGCATTTGACTTACTCAAGTTGGTTGAAGATTTTGGTGAAACGCTTACACTACGTAAAATTACTACGGACGGTAGTTATAATCCAGCTACAGGATCTGTAGTAGGTTCATCTACAACTGACTATAGCTTCACTGGTTACTTCTATGATTACTCTAGTGCTAACCCTGAAGAAGTTATTAGAGGTGTACGTAAGTGTGTAGTACCTTACCTTGGTGTAGGTATAGATCCATTCCCTGACGACTTAATCATAGGTAATGGTGACACAGTTAAAGTAACTAGAGCAGTATCTATATTCTCTAACGGTGTCGCTATGTGTTACATATGTGATGTACAGGAGTAGAGTATGAAGTATATTGTTAATAAATCATTTTACAATAAAATAGACCAACTAGAAGAAAGCATAGACGACCTATTCAGAGAGACTTTGCAAGAGGTTGCTGTTACAGCTACAAACGGTTCACCTGTTTCTACTGGAGCCTTTGTGACTTCTTGGTCTTATATTGTAGGTGCAGGTAGACCTAGAGGTAAGTCTTCTGAAGGAAGACCTAGAGTTGGTCAGTTTGGTGCAGACACTATGAGAGAACAAGGCTATCAAAACCTAATGGGGGATGTGGCTAAAATAGACTTCGAAAAGATGTCAGGTTCGCTTACTTTATCTAATGGCGCACCTCACGCTGAAATAGTTGATAGCAGAGAAGGTATTTCTGTAGTATTGGAGAATCTTTATGGCTAGTATACACAAGGATATAAGAGCCGCACTTGAGACACATATCTCAAATACTGCTAACCTACCTGACATTGCTTATGAGAACGTAGCATTTGATCCGACAACAGGCACTAGCTTTATTAGTGTACGCTATATGCCTACTTCAACTAAACCTGCTGTAAGAGGCTTAAATCCTCAACTCAGGTATCAAGGTGTATTTTACGTCACAGTAAGTACTCCAGAAGGTAATGGACCTTCAACCGCAGACGACTACACTAACAAAGTTATAGACGCATTTCAAGCTACAACTGACATATCGTTTACTAACGCACAATCAGAAACAATCAAAGTGTCAATCGACTACGCTGAACGGCGACAAGGTTTGATTGACAGCCCTTGGTATCATGTTCCGATTAGTATCGGATGGTACATTTATAAATAACTAGGAGAATACATCATGGCCTTTGCACAGGGTTCACGCTCCAGCCTGTCTTACATAGCCGAAAGCACTTTCGGTACGACACCTGCTGGCAACTTTACTAACCTTCCTTTCAGCACACACTCTTTAAACTTAACTAAAGACCGTGTAGCTGGTAACGACATCCAAGCTGACCGTATGCCTCGTGTAGATCGTCACGGCAACAGACAAGTAGGTGGAGACATTGTTGTAGACCTGAGAGACGGTGACTACGACGAACTACTAGAATCAGCTATGTTGAGTTCTTGGGCAACTAACGTACTTAAAGTAGGTGTTGCACCTAAGTTCTTATCTATAGAAGATTATGCCGCAGACATTGACCAAGCTAGACTATTCTCAGGTTGCTCAGTTTCCACTATGGCTATTTCCCTCGCACCTAACCAAATGGTAGCAACTACCTTCGGTATGGTAGGTAAGAATATGACTATGAGTGCTACTCAAAAGACACAAGATGCCGCTTCTGGAGCCGCACCATTTGATGCTTACTCAGGTGACATTGGTATTGGTAATGTAGGTGGAGCCGCTAACGTAGCTATCGTAACTGCTTTAGACTTCACATTAACTAATTCCTTCGCACCTACCTTCGTAATCGGAGATGATAGCGCACCATCATTAGAGTATGGTAGAGCAGAAGTTGAAGGTACACTAACAGCTTACTTTGAAGATGCGGCATTAATTAACCGTTTCCTTAATGAAACAGAGACAGAGATTGAAGTATCAGTTAACGATCCTACAGGAACTAACGCTTACACATTCCAGTTCCCTAAAGTAAAAATAAACAGTGCTGATGTTGGCGTAGATGGACCTACAAGCCGAATGATTAGCATGTCTTTCGTTGCTCTATATGACGCAACTGAAGCAACTAACTTGAAGATCACACGACCTTCATAACGTAACACCTTAGCTAAGGTTAGTGGGGACTTCTGAGTCGGGTCGGAAGTTCCCACACTTATATATACCCCGACATTTACCCGAAAGGAACTCGACATGGATTTAATGGATCTAAAACCTACAAGTAATACTGTAGAGGTGACTTTAAGACACCCTAATACTGGCGATGTACTTACTAATAATGATGATACAAATATGACTATTGTTGTTTATGCAAGCCATTCTAAAGAGTATAAAGCTGTAATGCACGATCAGACAAACAAACGTCTTAAGAGTATGCAAAATGGTAAGAACCAAGATATAACAGCACAAGATATGGAACAATCTACACTTGAAGTTTTATCTAAAATTACTTGCAGTTGGAATATTACATACGATAAGAAGTCACCAAAACTATCTGTCAATAAAGCTAAAGATTTGTACGACGAAGTGTTTTGGATCAAAGACCAGATTGAGGAGGCTATTGCAAACTCTCTGGATTTTACGAAAGCCTAACTAATCAGTTATGCGAATGGGCTGAACATCAGTTTAAGCTCAATCAACCTGATAAGGATGGCACTACAGAACGAGAACATTTAGAACAAGTAGAAAGGCAGATTGGACGTAGACCGGAAGCACTGGAACCCCCGACACATTTTCCATCGCTTATGTCGCATGTCTGGTCTGCCTTTGTTGCATTAAGCAATAGTAGAACTATGGGTTTCTCTGGACCTAACCCGATAACTTATAATGAAATTAAAGCGTGGAAGGAACTTACTGATACATCTGTTTCTTCTAGGGATATAGAAGCAATTAAACTTGTTGATGTAGTTTACATGGGGATAACTAATGGCTAATGACATTAAAATAATAGTACAATATGAAACTGCCACTAAAGCTAAGAAAGAAATTAAAGATTTAGGTAATGTCACATTAAGGTTAGATCAAACTCAAAAGAAGAACTCTTCTACCTCAGCTAAACTAGCTAATCAAACACAGAAACTAAGTAAAGCAACAAAAGTTCAATCTTCTGCTAATCACCAATTAGCTAATAGCTACAAAGCTGTAGGCGGAGCCGCTATGGTAGGCGGTAAGAAGATGAACACCTTTAACATGAGAATACAACAAGGTGGTTACCAGTTACAGGATTTCGTAGTGCAAATGCAAAGCGGAACTAGTTTCTTTACAGCCTTCTCTCAACAGGGTTCTCAGTTTGCTGGTATCTTTGGTCCAGCAGGTGCTGTTTTGGGTGCAGTAATTGCTATAGGTTCTGTTATAGGAGCTTTAGCATTTAAGGCTTATCAAGGCTCTAAAGATATACGTACTATGCAAGAATCTGTAGAAGATTTAGCATCAGCTTCTAGTGATATAAAAAGTGCTGTAGACGATATAAACAGTATAAACGCTAATGGTAATCTAACCTCTTCTTCTGAAGCAATGTTGTCTATGGCTGAAAGTGCTAAGGCAATAGCTGAGGCTCAAATGTCTTCAGCAATGCTATCTTTTACTAATCAAGCTAAAATAAGTGCTGGCATTTTTGAAAATATTCTTGATAGTGCTATGGCAAGCTCTTCTTATATTTATAACTTATTAAACCCGTTTACAGCATTACCTGATTTTGATATTGGAGACTTTACAGGAGAGTCTTCTATACAAAAGAACTTTGAGGATTTAGGTATACAAGCAGGTTATGGGCTGTATGAGAGTGTAGTAAAGTCCTTAAAAGAGTCTATGGCAACTGGTGAAGCTGAGGAACAACTAAAGTCTTTACAAAGGTATATAAATGTACTTACTGTCTCAGATGGTAAAACAACAGAACCTAAAACTGAAAAAGGTAAAGAGGCTCTAAAAAATGCTTTAGCCCTTTCTGCTGTATTAGTTAATCAAATTAAAGCCGAACAAAAGGTTGTAGACTTTAAAAATGAGCAGTTACAATTAATAGTCAATTCCGCAAGACTTAGAGATAAAGAACTTGAGTTTGGTAAAGACTCAGTAGAGTATCAAAGAGAAGTTAATAGGCAAGCTGTTTTAAGATACGAAACAAGCCTTAAACTTGGAGGGTTGGATGATAGACAAGTAGCCTTTTTTGTAAAGCAAAGAAAAAGAGATCTTGAAGCTGAAATATCTTTACGTAAAGAAATAAAACTTAAGAAAGATAAACTTAAGCAAGATAAACTTGACGACAAGGAAAGAGCTAGATTAGAGAAGTCTAAACAAGATGATGAAGATAGGTTAAACGCTTTAAAAGGTAGAAACTTAGCAAACTTCCTAAGAGGAAAGTATAAAGCTGAGAGATTAGCTAAAGAAAAAACTATACAAGACGAGTTAGATTTAAATGCTCAAAGGGGAAAGAATCTAGCTGTTTTACTGAGAGCAAGATACAGAAGAATTAGGTTAGCTAAAGAAGCTGAAGAGAAAGCTGAAGAAGAACTAAGAAAATTAAGAAGTAATAATCTAGCAGATTTTCTGAGATTAAAATACAGAAATATTAGGTTAGCTAAAGAAGCTGAAAAGAAAGCTGAAGAAGAACTACAAGAACTAAGAAAAAAGAACATGGATGCCTTATATGAAAGTAGAGGATCTAGAGTAGGCCCAGCCCCTGCTAAAAGTCCTTTTAGTTTAGGTATGGCAGGTGCTTTTTCTACTTCTGAGGCTAAGATTGAATCTGATGAAGAAGCAAACAAACAAGCAGAAGCTCTACAGGAATATATAGATAACTTAATACATCAAAAAAATGTAGAGACAGAACTTGTAGGCATCTTTGATAGTGAAAGAGATATTAAACAAAAGATACTAAACATACAACATGAATATGATGGTATAATAACTCCTTCTCAGATTAAGCAAATAGAAAACACTCTTAAACTTACAGATGCTGAAACTAAACGTCACGAAGCTCTACAGAAAGCTAAAGAAGAGCAAGAGGCTTTAGGTGCTTCTATAGAGGCTTCTATGGAGAAAGCATTTATGTCTATGGTTGATGGTACAGCTTCTGTTAAGGATGCCTTCAAGACTATGGCTAGAGAAATAATTGCAGAGTTATACAAAGTTCTTGTAGTTAAGAAGATGGTAGCCGCTATCTCAGCAGGTTTCGCTGATGGTGGTGTATTCTCTGGTGGATCTCAAGTGCAAGCATACGCTGATGGTGGAATAGTTGGAGGTCCTACTACATTCCCTATGTCTGGTGGTAGAACTGGACTAATGGGAGAAGCTGGACCTGAAGCTATCATGCCACTTAAACGTGGAGCTAACGGTAAGCTAGGAGTACAGATGGAAGGTGGAGCTACAACTACTGTCGTACAGAACTTTAACTTCTCTGCTAATGGAGACGATAGCGTTAAGAGAATAATAGCTCAAGCGGCTCCTAAGATTGCTCAAATGACTAAATCTGAGATCATAAATGATCGTCGTAGAGGCGGCACAATGAAAGCTACATTCGGTTAGACTTATAAGGAATATAACACATGGCACTAAGCTACCCATTAGCTACACCAACCACAATAGGTATTGAGAGCATTGAGCTTAGGGCTGTTAATGCTGTAGCTGTATCACAGTCACCTTTTACGTACAAACAACAGGTTATTTCTCACGGTGGTCAAAAGTGGGAAGCATCAGTCAATATTCCCTCGGTACACAGAGATAAAGCGGCTGAGTGGAAAGCTATGTTAGTAGGACTTAAAGGTCAAGCTGGTACATTCTTACTAGGAGATCCTGACTATGCTACACCACAAGGGACAGTAAGCTCTTGTGTACTGTCTGGTGATGCTGGTGATGATAACGCTACTGTTGTTATGACTGGTACTCTTAAGGCTGGTGACTACATACAGTTAGGCTCTGGTTCAAGTGCTAAGTTACATCAGGTACTGTTAGACCAGAGTGGTGATGGAACAATACAAATATGGCCTTCACTAAGGTCTACATACTCTAGTGCTACTGTAACATTTAATTCCCCTAAAGGGGTTTTCAGACTAGCAACAAACATGACTTCATGGTCAATTAATAATGCGTCAATCTACGGTATCTCTTTCGAAGCTGTAGAAGCTGTGATATAAAGGAATAAGAACTTGGCTGATAAGAAAATAACACAACTAACTAATATTACTGGTGCTAACTTAGCTGAGGCAGATGAGTTTGTTGTAGTTGATATTACTGCTGATGAAACAAAAGCAATCACGTTTAGTGAGCTAAAGACTGCCTTTGATACAAGTACAGGGTTTGTTCGTATTACTGGCGATACCATGACAGGAAACTTGTCATTCGGTGACAACGACAAAGCTATATTCGGTGCTGGTTCTGACTTACAGATTTACCATGATGGTAACGATAGTAAAATAATAGAAAACGGCAATGGTGATTTATACATTGGCGGCGCATCTAATATGCGATTTGTTAATAGTGCAGTTAACGCAACTTATGCTATGTTTACTGAAGGCGGTAAAGTACAGCTTAATTATAATGACAGTAAACGCTTTGAGACAACAGATTTAGGCATTGACGTAACTGGCACAGCCGTAACAGACGGCCTTACAGTTGCTGGTAATGTTTCAGTAAACGGCGGCACAATCAAGCTAGACGGAAACTATCCTGTTGGTACAGATAACGTGGCGTTGGGTGATACTGCATTAGATGATGGTAGTTTAAGTGGTGGGTATAACACAGCTGTAGGTACTGGATCGCTAAGTGCTAATACATCAGGTCAACAAAATGCTTCTTTCGGTGCGTATTCATTGGATGCAAATACTACTGGAAGCTATAATGCAGGGTTTGGTCAATCATCGTTAGGATCAAATACTACTGGTAGCCAAAACACTGCTTTAGGTAGAGGTACACTAAGTAACAACACTACCGCAGATTCAAACACAGCAGTGGGTTATAACTCATTAACTGCTAATACTACAGGTATTGCTAATGTAGGTTTAGGTCAAAACTCTTTAGCTAGTAACACTACAGCATCAGATAATACTGCTCTTGGCAGTCATTCTTTAGATAATAATACTACAGGAGCTAGTAATACAGGTGTAGGTAGAAACGCACTACGCAACAACACCACCGCTTCTGGCAACACTGCTACTGGGTATCAGTCTCTTTACTCAAATACTACTGGGGGGTTTAACAACGCCTATGGTTACACGGCTCTTACAGCTAACGTGGGGGGCGGTGAAAACAATGCCTTTGGTCGCAATGCTCTAGGTGCAAATGTAAGTGGAAATGGTAACTCTGCCTTTGGTCACAGATCGCTTCAGACAAACACTGCAAGCAATAACTCTGCGTTTGGACACT